TGCACTCTGCGGTGCAGACGGTGATGTTGGGAAGTGGGGTGTTAGCAGTCGTGTTTGGGTTTATGATAACGAGCCGAGGAGCAATGAGATTGTTAAACGAATCTCAGACACCATCAGCAGAGGTGAGAAGGTTGTAATATGGCCTTCTAATATATACGAAAAGGATATAAATGATATGGTGTTATCTGGGCATGATGTTCAGAGTTTGGTTGAGGATAATGTATATGATGGTTTAGAAGCAAACTTAAAATTTACCACTTGGAAAAAAGTATGAGCAACGGTATCAGTGTTAAAAAAAGGAATGGTAGAGGAATTGAACCTCTTGACCTAGAAAAGATTCATGTAATGGTTGAAGAGGCAACTAAGGGTCTTGCAGGTGTCTCTGCAAGTCAAGTTGAAATACAATCAGGAATTCAATTCTATGATGGTATTACCACTGGCGAAATTCAAGAGATTCTTATTAAGAGTGCAAGTGATTTAATTGATTTAGATCATCCTAATTATCAGTTTGTTGCAGCAAGGTTATTACTTTTTGCTACAAGAAAAAGTATCTATGGAAGATCAAGAGATTTGCCTCCTCTTGTAGATCACATTTATAATTGCACTAATATTGATGTGTATGATAAGGAAATCTTTGATAAGTATTCCTTAGAAGATATTCAAAAAGCAGATAGTTACATTGATCACAATCGTGACTTTTTGTTTACTTATGCTGGATTACGTCAAGTTGTTGATAAATATCTGGTACAAGATAGAAGTGGTGGAGGAGTATACGAAACACCACAGTTTATGTACATGATGATCGCATTGACGATCTTTTCAAATTATCCTAAAGAAACGAGGTTAAATTATGTCAGACGCTACTACGACGCAATCAGCAAGCACAAGCTCAACATCCCAACGCCAATCATGGCGGGCGTACGGACCCCTATTCGTCAATTTGCATCTTGTGTTTTGGTTGATATTGATGATACCCTCGACAGCATATTTAGCTCTGATATGGCTATTGGCAAATATGTCGCACAACGTGCTGGTATCGGCATTAATGCGGGAAGAATCAGAGGAATCAACAGCAAAATCAGAGGAGGAGAAGTCCAACATACGGGAGTCGTACCATTTCTCAAAAAATTTGAATCAACTGTCAGATGTTGCACTCAGAACGGGATCAGAGGGGGTTCAGCAACTGTCCACTTTCCTATCTGGCACCAGGAAATTCGTGACATCCTTGTCCTCAAAAACAACAAAGGAACAGAAGACAACCGAGTCAGAAAACTCGACTACTCCATCCAGTTAAGTAAACTATTTTATGAACGTTTTATCGAAGATAAGGAAATCACGCTTTTTTCCCCTCATGATGTTCCTGGTCTGTATGAGAGTTTTGGGACCGATAAGTTTGATGACTTATATTGCCGTTACGAGTCAAATGAATCAATCCCCAAGTCAACAATTGGAGCCCAAGAATTAATTCTTGATCTTCTTAAGGAGAGAGCAGAGACTGGTCGTTTGTATATTATGAATATTGATCATTGTAATAGTCATTCATCATTTAAAGATCAAGTCTTTATGAGTAATCTTTGTCAGGAGATTACTTTACCAACATATCCTATTACTCATATAGATGATCATCTAGGAGAGATTGCTCTTTGTATTTTGAGTGCTGTTAATGTAGGAAAGATTAGATCTGATGAAGAATTGGAAGACTTATGTGATCTTGCAGTTCGTGGATTAGAGGAATTGATTGATTATCAGGATTACCCTGTGAAAGCAGCAGAGATGGCCACAAAGGCACGTAGATCTCTTGGAATAGGTTTTATTGGTCTTGCCCATTACCTTGCTAAACTTGGATATAATTATGATTCACAGGAAGCATGGGATGCAGTTCATGGATTAACTGAATCATTCCAATACTATCTACTGAAGACATCCAATAAACTTGCAGAAGAGAAAGGTCATTGTGAGAACTTTGGTCGCACTAAGTATGCTGATGGAATCTTACCTATAGATACATATAAGAAAGACGTAGACGAAATTTGTAATCCAAAGTTACAACATGATTGGGATTCTCTGGGAACATCTATCTTACAACACGGTCTTAGGCACAGCACATTGTCCGCACAAATGCCTTCGGAGAGCAGTTCCGTTGTGTCAAATGCAACCAATGGAATCGAACCACCTAGAGACTACTTGTCCGTTAAGAAATCAAAGAAAGGGCCTCTTAAGCAGGTTGTTCCCTCCTATTCCACTTTAAAAAATAACTATACTCTTCTATGGGATATGAAATCTAATAGAGGATATGTTAATATAGTGGCTGTAATGCAGAAGTTCTTTGATCAAGCGATCAGTGGTAACTGGTCTTATAATCCTGAGAACTATCCTGATAATGAAGTTCCTGTATCTATAATGGCACAAGATTTATTAACTACTTATAAGTATGGTTGGAAAACATCCTACTATCAGAATACAAATGATCTAAAGAGTGATGATGAATCTATATTACATGAGAATGTAGAAGGGGTTGGCATTCAAGGTAAAGCAAAATTGACTACACTATTAGATGAAATTGTTTCATCAGATGAAACGGAGTGTGAAAGCTGTGCAATCTAACATGAATGGAATGACAGTATTTAATACTGAAGATGTTGATACCAAGAAGCAACCAATGTTTCTTGGTCAACCCCTTGGTGTTCAACGTTATGATAATTTTAAATATCCTGCTTTTGAAAATTTAACTAAACAACAGTTAGGATATTTTTGGAGACCAGAAGAAGTATCTTTACAGAAAGATCGTGGAGACTATCAAACGCTTCGCCCAGAACAGAAGCACATCTATACGAGCAACCTTAAATACCAGATCATGCTTGATAGTGTACAAGGTCGTGCTCCTGGTATGGCTTTCCTTCCATACTGTTCATTACCTGAACTTGAAGCATGTATGGAAGTTTGGTCATTTATGGAAATGATCCATAGTCGTTCTTATACATATGTTATTAAGAATGTCTATTCAGATCCATCTGATGTTTTTGATAAAATTTTAAATGATGAAAAGATATTAGAACGTGCTTCTAGTGTTACTGAATCTTATGATAAATTTATTAACTACGCACAGGAATGGGCTAGTGGGAGTCAATGGAAGAAAGATTCACAAGGATCTCCATCAGCAGAATGGACAAGAAAGGATTTAAAAAAACATCTTTATAGAGCAGTTGCCAATGTCAATATACTGGAAGGTATTCGTTTTTATGTTAGTTTCGCTTGTAGTTTTGCCTTTGGTGAACTTAAAGTTATGGAAGGGTCAGCTAAGATTATATCCCTTATTGCACGAGACGAGAACCAACACCTTGCGTTAACGCAGAATATAATAAACAACTGGAGAAAGGGTGATGATCCAGACATGGTTGAAATAATTAAAGAAGAGGAGGAATGGACTTACAAAATGTTTGATCGTGCAGTAGATGAAGAAAAGAAATGGGCTGATTATTTGTTTAAAGATGGGAGTATGATTGGTTTGAATGACAAATTGTTACAACAGTATGTTGAATGGATTGCTAATAAGAGATTAAGAGCAATAGGATTAAAACCAGTATATGATATACCTGCAAAGAATAATCCTTTACCTTGGACGGAGCATTGGATTAGTTCTAAAGGTCTTCAGGTAGCACCACAAGAAACTGAAGTAGAGTCTTATATTGTGGGGGGAATCAAACAAGATGTGAAAAAAGACACATTCAGTGGTTTCAAATTATAGTTTTGGGTTAAATATGACTAGACAAACACCGCCATACCCTGAGTATCCTGAATATATGAATGGTAGACTTAAAAAGATTGACATGGAATCCCGTCTTCTAAAAATTAAGGAAGGTATTGATAGTAAGTCTTGGTATCCTAAATGGAATAGTAAAGAACGATGGGCAGCACAACAAGCCCTTAATTGTGCATTAGAAGTTTTAGATGAATACGATTACTAAATAGGAGTTGCGAATGAAGATTATGAAATGGTTGAGGGAAGAGATTACGAAAACCCCTGGTTATATGAGGGTAAACCTTTCACTTCTGACGATATTAATGATATCTTCGGTTTCGTCTACTGCATTACAAATAA